TTGACCCTAATGGTGATTGTCAATTTAACCAAGTATATGCAAATGGATGGTTTAGACCTCAAGGTGCAGTTGGTATATATTGGCAATCTTATGGTAGAGGTATATGGGCTCCTGATAACTCTGGTTCTCCATATGGTAACGTAGCAACTTATGGTGGTGGTAGAAATGGATGGTATGGATATGCAATAGATAGTACACACTGTTTGATGACTACAACAGGTGATAACTTTGGATTACATGATAACCGATATAGTTGGATTTGGTATTGGGATGGTGGGGCATTTAATGTGTATAGAGGATATTCATATTTCAACCAATCAGCACGTTCTCCTTTATTCTATGATAGTGATAATACTGGATTTTATTTCAATACTGATTCTAGAATATCTTATATAAGTAATACAAATGGTGGATTCTCCGAAGATGGTGGACAGTTTATGTTTAACTCAACTAGAGGATATTATAATCACTATACAAACTCACCACCATTACAATGCTTCTCATATGGTAATAATGCAGCATTTATGTCTTTCCATAAAAGTTCGCATTATGCGATAAATATGGGATTGGATGGTGATACTGTTTTCCGTATGGGTGGTTGGTCTGCACAAGCATGGTTTTCTCAAATGGATATGGGTGGTAATCATTATATTAGAGGTGGTATATATCAATACTATTCAGATGAAAGATTAAAAAATATTTTGGGAAGAATACCAAATGCATTAGAAAAAATTTCACAAATAGATGGTTTCTATTATAAAAGTAATGAATTAGCATTTACAGCAGCTGGTTATGATGATAGTTATAAACTTCAAGTAGGTTTATCGGCTCAGCAAGTTCAGAAAGTTTTACCTGAAATTGTTTCAATAGCTGGATTTGATACTCATTTTCCTGATCCTGATGACCACTCAATTATAACTTCAAAATCTGGAGAAAATTATTTGACTATTCAATATGAAAAAATAACTCCTCTTTTAATTGAGGGTATTAGAGAATTGAAAGATGAACTTGATGAACTTAAAATTAAAGTAGCAGAATTGAGAACTGAAGTAACTGATTTGGAAGAACTTAGAGATAAAGTAGCTCAATTAAGAATTGAAGTAGATACATTAAATGCGTAATTATTCAAAAAAACAAAATTAACATATTTATAAGAAATAAAATAAATTTATTATGGGATATACATTTGATTGGAAATTAACAGCATTAAGAAAGCAACAAAGCGCTAATATAGAAGATGCGGTTGTAGGTACTCAATGGAAATTAACAGCAACAGATGAAGATGGATTTTCTGGAGAATTTACCGGAGCAACACCATTTGATTTAAATGCAATTAATACAGGAAGCTTTGTAGCTTATAGTGAACTTACCGAAACAATGGTTTTGGGTTGGGTTAAAAATTTAGTAAGCGGTTCATCGGCTTATAATTACATGCCACATATAATGCAGCAAATACAAAAAGAGATTGACAAGAAAAAATGGTCTAGACTAGATGTAAACGAAACTGATTTACCTTGGTCACCAACTTCTGGAAGTGGTGTTACTCCTGATGGAGCAGCATTACCAACAGCAGAAATGCCATAGTATAATTAACTAAAACTAAATTATAAATGTCCAAAGTGCAGATTTAATAATAAATTTGTGTTTTGGACATTTTCTTTATATTTATATGAGTATTAATGTAAGTAATTACTAATACGCAATTAAAACACAAATAGAAGAAACAAAATGTCAGAAAGAATCGTATCACCCGGCGTTTTCACAAGAGAAAATGATTTATCCTTCTTAACACAAGGAATTGGAGAAATTGGAGCAGCAATTATAGGACCTTTTAAGCAAGGACCTGCATTTATTCCAACAATTATAAGAACACAATCCGAATTTGAGGATACCTTTGGTACTCCTGATGGAACTTATTATAGTGAGTACGCAGTACAAAACTATTTAAGAGAAGCAGGACAAGTAACTGTTGTAAGAGTAGGTGGTGTTGGTGGATACCAACAAGTAGCACCTTTAGCAATATTTGCATCAGGTTCATCAGCTCAATCAGTAGGTACTAAATTAATTGGTTTATTACATTCAACTAAAGTAGGTAATGAAGGAGTTGGTTTTACTGGAGCAACCGTTGTTAGTGATGATTCAACTGATGGTTCATTTGTAATTAATTCATTAACTGCTGGAGTAAACGTATCAGCATCAATTTTAGCATCAGCAACAAATGATTTATCAGATGTATTTGGTGAATCTCCATTTGGAGCTAAATCAGCATACGCATATTCATACTTTGAAAATATGGCTGGATACTATACTGGTTCTGCTGGAAACAACATTGTAATAACTAGAGTGGTATTACCAACTCAGAATTTCGCATACGATACAACTGAAGCACAAACACCAATGGTACAATCTCAATTGATTAGTGGTGAAAGATACGACTTATTTAACTTTGTGACTTTAGGACATGGTGATATTTACAATACAAAATATAAAGTAGGTATTTCAAATATTAAAGCAGCTGGTGAAGATGGAGCAACTGATTATTCTACATTTACTGTAACAATTCGTTCATATAGTGATACTGACAAGAGAAAGAGTGTAATCGAAACATTTAATAATGTAAACTTAGATGCAGCATCTCCTAACTATATAGCTAGAAAAATTGGTGATAGATATAATACAATTGATTCTAATGGTAAAATAACTGAAAATGGCGATTACTCAAACAAATCAAAATATGTAAGAGTAGTTGTATCAGCAGCAGGTTCATTTCCAATATCAGCAGCACCATTCGGACATGGAGCATATACAAACCCAATTACGGCAACAAACAATGCAGAATCACTTTTAGTACCTGCAGTAACATTCCAAACTAACTCAACTGGTAACTCATCTTCATCTCCAATATATTTTAGTGGATTTGATTTTGAAACAACTGGCGTTAAATTAGATAACTCACAATACTTAAAAGCAATTCCTGTTGGAGCTCAAACTGGTTCTAACACAGCATTTGCATTTGATTCTCAATTAACTTATGTAATGACTGGTTCAGCATCAACTGATATGGTTAAGAGACAATTCATATTAGGATTCCAAGAAGGTTTTGATGGTATGAATCCAACTGTAACTAAAGCTAAAGCTGGTGATACTGATTGGGGTAATGCAAATACGCAAGGATTTAATTGCGCATCTTCAACATCATCTGGTTCAGTAGCATATACAAAAGCAATCAACGCAGTATCTAATCCTGATGAGTATGATATCAATATGGTAGTAACACCTGGTATTGTAAGAAGTTTACATCCTGCAATTGTAACAAAAGTAATTGATATGGTTGAAGAAAGACAAGATGCATTCTATATCGCTGATTTCAATAATTTTTCTGATACAATAACTGAAGCAACTGAGCAAGCAAACGCAGTTGATTCTAACTATGTAGCAACTTACTATCCTTGGGTTAAGACAATAGATACAAACACAAACAAATTGATGAGTGTTCCACCATCAGTATTAATGCCCGCTGTTTTCGCAGCTAACGATAGATTAGCAGCAGAATGGTTCGCACCTGCTGGTTTGAATAGAGGTGGTATCACTGGAGCAGTTAGTGTTTTAAATAGATTAACACATTCTGAAAGAGATACTTTATATGAAAACAAAGTAAACCCAATCGCAGCATTCCCTGGACAAGGTATTGTAGCATTCGGACAAAAAACATTGCAAGATAAGGCATCAGCTTTAGATAGAATCAATGTTAGAAGATTACTTATCGTTCTTAAGAAGTTTGTAGCATCTACATCTCGTTATTTAGTGTTTGAACAAAATACATCTTCAACTAGAGCAAGATTCTTAAATACGGTTAATCCTTATTTAGAAGCTGTACAACAAAGACAAGGTCTTTATTCTTTTAGAGTTGTAATGGATGAAAGTAATAACACACCTGATGTAATTGATAGAAACATATTAGCTGGACAGATTTTCTTACAACCGGCAAAGACGGCGGAATTTATCGTAATAGATTTCAACATCTTACCAACTGGAGCAAGTTTCTCAGCATAATATAGAAAAACAAAAAGTAGATATTTATTAATATAAAATAAAAGTAATAAAATGGCAGAAATATTAGAGTTTAATAAGATGTTCTATACGAACTTCGAACCAAAAATGAAAAACCGCTACATCTTAGAATGGGATGGTGTACCGGGGTATATGGTTAAAGCAGCATCAAGACCATCAATCCAATTTGAAACAATCACTTTAGACCATATCAACATCAAAAGAAAGTTGCAAGGTAAAGGTGAGTGGCAAGATATTACAATTACTCTTTATGACCCAATTGTACCATCGGCTGCACAATCAGTAATGGAGTGGATTAGATTGGGACATGAATCAATCACTGGTAGACGTGGATATGCAGATTTTTATAAGAAAGATTTGGATTTTTATATGTTAGGACCAGTTGGTGATAAAGTTGAACAATGGAAAATTAAAGGTGCATTCATTCAGCAAGCAAATTTCGGTGACTTATCATTTGATTCTAACGAACCTGCAACAATTGAATTAACATTATCTTACGATTACGCTATTCTTGAATACTAATCTAAAAATAACAAAAATAAGGGGATTTCAAAAGAATCCCCTTTTTTATGCTTTCTAATTTTTCAAAAAGTATGTATTTATATATACAAACTTAAAACAAAGTAAAGTTATGACAGAAAAAACATATGATTTTCCAACGGAGGTATTAGATTTACCATCAGGAGGAAAGATTTATCCAAAAGAGAGTCCTCTTTCATCTGGACAAATTACTATAAAGTATATGACCGCAAAAGAGGAAGATATACTTGCATCA